ATGACCGCAGAACCAAGAGGAGTTGAGCCGGATTCGGATCACTTGGATCGCTACTCTGTCATCTTTGATAGGTTTCGATACCCGCAAGAGAAGCTCTTTGAAGCTTCCGCCGCGGCATCATTCCAATCTAAGAGATCAGAAGGTGGCTCTCGCGAATGGATCCGTGAGAAAGAGGAGGATGGACTCATCCGTATGGTTGAAGTCCGACCTGGTAAGGTTCTTGAAATCAGAGGGAAAGTAACCCCTAGTTTCGATGAAGCATTGAATTTAGCTTCAAAAGGATCTCACAAGGTGATGGTATCAGCAGTTCTAGAGCCTTTGAAGGTTCGACTCATAACTAAGGGCGATAGCTATCGCTATTGGTTAAGTCGTTTCTATCAGAAAGCGCTTTGGAAGTACCTGCAATCATTTCCTCAATTCGTTCTCACTGGTCGTCCGTTGGGAGTTGGAGACTTAATCGATCTCAAGGCTCGAGAGGCTGGACTAGGTTTGTCATTTCCTAAATGGGTCAGTGGTGATTATTCATCAGCCACTGATTCACTGGATATTCGACATACTAAGGCCGCCTTCGAAGCCTCGCTTCGGATGGGTCTGTTCGAAGCACGTCCTAAGGTAATGGAAGTTCTTCGCTCAGTACTTTATGAGCAGGAAGTTCATTATCCGGCCAAGTCTGGCCTTGCCCCGGTGAAACAGACAACAGGACAGTTGATGGGAAGTACTTTAAGTTTCCCAATTCTGTGTGTTGTCAACCTAGTTTCATACTGGCGAGCCCTCGAAAAATATCTTGGTCGAGAGATCGGTGTACGAGACTTACCGGTTTTGGTTAATGGGGATGATATCCTGTTCCGAGCCGATGATGATCTGTATGACCTTTGGCAAAAGGAAATTCGTGATGTTGGTTTTGAGCTCTCTTTGGGGAAGAACTACATCCATGAACACTTTCTAACTGTAAATTCTCAGTTATATAGTGATCTGGGTGGAGAACTTCGTCATTTAGGATGCTTGAATGCAGGACTTCTTACCGGTCAAAGTAAAATAACCGGAAGAGATACCGCACGTTTAGCTCCCATTTGGGACTATTACAATGAAGTGATACATAACGCGATTAACCCTGAAAGGGCTCATCGGCGATTTATGCACTATCATCGTAACACTATAAAGGAGATCTCAGTGTTGAAAACCAGGAACCCTAGTTGGCAAGATGGCAGCACTGCTGATCGAACAGTTAGCACTACTTTTAATTTGTTCTTACCTTTTGAACGTGGTGGTTTGGGCTTCATACCTTTCCCAGGAATGAAAGTCCGGCTGACTCGGTTTCAGAGGCGTTATGCCTCGTATCTCGAGTCGGCTTTTCTCTCAGAACCGGAGAAGATTCCTAAGATTGCTCTTGTGTCGAAAAGAACACAACACAAGACAACTTATTATCACGAACCGCGATGGATTGTCGGACCTAAGATCGGTCCACAGCAACAATTTGTTAGTATACCCGAGGATAAGGAAGTCTGGACTCCCCCACTTGCATTGGCTGGTGAGATCGAAAGACCTGAGATGGTGGCACGTTTACCGTACCGCCAGCTTAAGGACTTTCGTTCCACAACTCGGCCACAAATGGCGGATAAAGACATCTTTACATTCGGATGGCAACTGCTAGAGCAACACTTCCCTGACGAGAATCTCATGAATTACCAAAGTGAAATTAATAAAAATAATAAAAATAATACTTTGGTAGAGTTTCTCGAGGAGTAAAGTGTAGGTAGTTATGTAGTTAAGGGACCAAAACGGTATATTTCCGTACTAAGGGTTAGAATGTTGGTTAATTCCAACCGTCTGCCTAGAAAGTCGACAGACTGCACGGTTCCGTGGTTGATATTTGAGGGTTGAAAGTTGATGGGCTAGGAGACCTAAGTCGCCACACTGACGTCGTTGATTTATCCGACGGTCAGGAGGCCTAACTTAAGGAATCTCCGGATCCGCATCATACCCTTGTCAAATAAGATCATTCTACATAATGGACAGTCGCTCTTAAAGTCAAAGAGGCAGTACCTACAAATGACTAATACTAACAATAATAAAAACAAGAAGAAAATTAACAAGTCTAACGGAAATCCCGTCTCCTACAACTTGTCCATGCCTAGAACTCGACCTCTTTCAGAACAGAGGGCGTTCTCAGGCAAAGATATTATCGTCTCCGACTTTTCAGTCGGAGTGACAACCTTTGGTTCCTCAGATTACATGATCAATCCTCGCTTGATAAGTAGATTTCCATCTGCTTCTCTTCAAGCTCAAAGATATGATATGTATCAATTTGAGGAGCTATCGTTCCATTACCACCCAACCACAGCTGTGACCACCACTCCTGGTGTCGTCATACTTGGTTGGGAACCCAACGCTAATCGTGGGCCTCCACAGGCTATTCAGCAAATTAATGCTTACGAGCATCACTGTGAAGGTCCCTCGTATTCTCCGAATACTCGCTTACATATCCCTAAGAACAAACTGGGTGGACCGCGCTATTGTCGCGCTGGCCCTACTGGTTCTGATCTTAATGTATATGACACAGGCCGGCTGATTGTTGCACATGATAAATGTAGCACCACTGCTGGTTATGTCACAGAGGGATATATTGAGGTTTACTATCGCATCAAGTTCTTTAACTACCATCTAGAAGATGGTGATGCATTTCAATCTCGAGCGTGTGAGGTCCGTCTTCTCAACCCACAAGTCTGCGTTACGACA